CACTCCATCCTCGAACAGCACTTCGCCATCACGGATGAGGCTTTGCGCCGAGTGGTCTGGCTCAATCATGGTTGCCCAATGCCTGCATTATATGGGGACGACGGCGAAATGCAATGTAATATTTGTTACATAGATTTCAAACGAATGTCTGGGTCTGATATTGAAAAACGCCTGTATGATAACATGGTCAAAAAAATGCATGAACGGACTAGCGCCAAACCACCGGATGAGGCGGTGAAGGAGGCGCTGGGGTGGGTTGAGAGATTCCTTGACACCTATGGATATCCGCTCGTGTCTGAATTTGAGCTTAAGCAATTCCAAACCATCTGCCAAACCCTGGAAGGGATTTGCAAAAAATAGCCAAGCATGATAAATAATTAGATGAAAAAAAGGCAAATAAATGATCGGGGCGTCTGGACCAGCCAACAAAAATCGCCGGCTGATCGGCACAGACGGCAACCCTCCTTTTGATTTGTATATGGTTTCCTTTTCCTTTGGGAAGGGCGCCCCGATCGGCCTCAACATAATCGTATTTACGCAGAAACTGGAAAAAAATTGAATCTGATTTTCTCTTCATCATTTATCCCCCTTTTGACGAATACATACAGGTATTTATTTTTAGTCGGCGGCAGAGGGAGCGGGAAAAGCGAATTTGCAGCCAGGAAGCTCTGGCTTAGGTGCGAATATGAAGGAAACCACAGATTTGTGGTTTTGAGGAAAGTCAGAAATACGATTAAGGACAGCGCCTGGAGAGTCTGTAAAGATTTACTGGAAGAGCAAAACGTACCATACGGCGAAAACAAAACGGACCTGACACTCGAATTTAAAAGCACCCGGAACAAAAAGAAAAACGTCATTCAGTTTTTAGGCTTTGATGATAGGAAAAAGATCAAATCATTTAAGGGTTGCACGGGAATATGGGCGGAAGAAATGACGGCATTTTCAGCGCAGGATTTCCTTGATTTTGATTTGATTTTGAGAGAAGACACCGGGCACTACCAGCAGATTATGGGGACATTTAATCCGGATGAAACCGAAGGAGCCTGGATCAAGGAAATGTTTTTCCCCGGTTCAATCCCCAAAACGGGGCCCGGGAAATATCCCGATTCGTACATTCACCACAGCACGGTGGCAGACAACCCAATCAAGTCGATCCGCGATAAATACTTTGAGGTTTTACTGCGGATAAAGGATCCTGTTTACCGGGCCATTTATCTGGCGGGCATGTGGGCAGCGCCCAAAGGACAGATTTTTAATTGGGATCTCCAGCCCCTGCCAAAAGAAATGGCCTGGGACCAGATTTTCTACGGGGGGGATTTCGGATATTCCGTCGACCCGGCAGCGGCCGTCAAGATTTACAGGCGATCGCACAAATACTGGCTCGAGCTTATTCTTTATGAGACCGGCCTGACCGACCCAGCCATGGCCCAGGTTTTGAAAGAGGATCCTCGATTTGATAAAGAGGCCCCCTCATATTGGGACAACAGCGAACCGAAAGCCATCCGGACATTACGGGACAGGGGAATAAACGCAATCCCCTGCACAAAAACAAAGGGCAAAAAGCCCACAGAAATCAAACGCCATTCACGGGGATCCGTCATTGTTCAACTCGATCAATTAAAAGACTTTGAGATTCATATTGTTGAAAACGAGCTTTCTCATCATTTCGAGGAAGAGGTGCGCCGATACAAAATGAAGCAGGACAAAGACGGAAAAATAAAGCACCCCTTAGAGCCCGTCGATGTTTTTAATCATGCAATTTCAGCATCCAGGTATGGTATTTTTACCAATTTTGATTTATACCTAAGAGAAGCCTGGCGGGCCGGGCGAGCTCACATGGGAAAACCAAAGGAAAAACAAAAAGAGAAAGAAGCGGCCGATGGGAAGAGAGCTATAATAACGGCAGCCGGGAGAACGCTGGATCCGGCCGTTATTGAAAACAAGGCAGCGCCAGACCAGCCGGTAGACAAAATAAAAAGCGGAGGAAAAGGTCATGGATACAAACGAGGGCGGGTCCACCGTGGATAAAACAAAGGCCATGAGAAAAGGCCGGGTCCATTATGTTTACACAAGCAAGGGATTATTCCCCATCAGCACTCTCAGGAAATATGAAATAGAGCAGGCGAAATCACAACAGCTTGAGCAGCAATCGACAGCCTGGCTGGAGCGCAAAGGATTACTAGGTCACCCATTCAGCCCCAGCACCCTCCTCGATTTCAAGGAAAACAATATCTATTTTGATGCCTGCGTCCGGCAGATAGCAAAGGACGTGGTCACAGCCGGCTGGCGCCTCGTCCCCAAAGAGGACGGGAAAGAAGACAAGGCAGAACTGGAAAAAGGGAAAGCCTTTCTTGAGGATCCGAACGATCGTTATGAATCCTTGGCGACAATTATTGAGAAAATCGTTACCGATTGGGGAACCCTGGGCTGGACGGCGCTCGAGCACAGCCGGGATCCAAGCGGAGAAACAAACGGGATCTGGCACATTCCAGCGCAGACGATTTATGTGCACGAAGACAAGGTCCGATATGCCCAGATCCGTGGAACCAAAAAGCGGTGGTTCAAAGCATTTGGGGCAAAACAGGAAGTCTCCTCCATTTCAGGCGATGAGGTAAAGACAAAGAAAAACGCGGCAAACGAGATCATCTGGTATTCGAATTATTACGCCCGCTCAGAGGCATACGGAGCGCCAAACGTTTTAAGTTGCTCGGGGGCCATAATCGGGATGATCGGCGTCCGGGATTACAACCTGGCCTTTTTTGATAATTTCGGGGTGCCGGCAGGATTCGTAACCCTCGAGGGGGAATGGGATGAGGACGCCCCAGACACGATCAGGGACTTTCTCGATTCCGAGATCCGAGGCAGCGCGAACGCCCACAAGACAATCGTGCTGGAAGTACCAGAGGGCGGAACGGCCACCTGGACGCCTCTCTCGGTCGAGATGAAAGAGGGCAGCTTCACGATTTGGATAAAGCAATTGCGGGAGGAAGTCCTAGTCGCCTACAGAATGCCTCCCTACAGGATAGGGATTGCAGAGGCCGGGAGCCTGGGCGGCAGCATTGCGAAAGAGGCCACGGAGATTTATAACCAGAGCATTGTGGCCAGCCTGAAAAAGGATCTGGGCGAGCTTTTGACATTGACCCTCCTTGAGAGGGGTCTCGGGATTATGAAATATAGGCTCGAATTCATACCGCTCGACCTCCGGGATTTCGAAAAACTTTCGGTCCTTTGGGATAGGCTTTTTGGATTGGGGGCCATAAATTCAAATTGGATCCGGTCGAAAATTGGGGAAAAGGAACGGGAGGATGGACGCGGGGATGAATATTATCTCAAATCATCCTTTGTGCCAATCAGCGATGAACCGCTGGACGAAGTCGAAAAAAGGGAACGGGCGGTTGATGCCTTTTGGGAGGACATGAGCCTGACCTTTAAAGAAAAGCAAGAAACGCTGCAGGCGGCGCTTGTAGCGATTCAAGAACAATTAGATAGGAGGGATTAAATGGGAAAGGGAAAAAAACGGAGCAGAGCGGAGGACTTTCTTGATGAGGTTGGATATTCACAAGAAGAAAGAGAACAATTAATAGCCGTTCTTAGAGAGGCCCTGGAAAAAAGCTATCCCCCAGAGCAAAGGGCAATGATGAATTCGAGAAAGGCTTATTATGTCGGCCTCCACCCGGCTTTATTCAGGGCAGGGGAGAAAGCGGAAATAATCGCCGTCAGAATGTTTACACCCGAGGGCGGATTACCGGAAAGGGCTTGTTTTGTTCTGAGGTATAAGGACGGAACGATCGATTTTACACCCATCGGCGAAACATTCCCGTCGATGTCTCAACACAAGATAATCGGGAAAAAATAAAATGGGAACTTCAAGGGCAGCCCAGCAACCTCCCCAGGTGCAAAAGCAGAAGAAAAAACAAAGGCCCCCAGAAACGCCAGAAGAGCAAATCATCCGGAAGACGGAAAAGAGGATGGCGGATCTGTGGCTGTCAAAAATGCATTTAATCGATAAAAAAATTGCTTACCTGCAGGGCGTAATTGTCGGGGCGGACGCAGGGGAGGAAGTCATGAAGGCGATCGAAGACCTCATCAAAGAGGTTGAAAAAATAAAAAAATGAACGGAGGGAATTAATGGCAATTTTACTTTATTTGAAAGGACAGAAGGATTCTCTTATGCTGAAAGAATCGGCCAGTGGTTTTGAAAAGGCAATCAATCAAGCGTACCAAGACCCAAAAACAGGAGTAACCACATTTGAGGGATGGCACGGACAACCGATCTGGGTCAATCAGCTTTTGATGTCGATGGAATACGCCGTCGAAGAAGATGACAAAGAAATCCAGAAACAAATCGATGAACGAAAGGCGATGATGAAGGAGCAGGAAGAAACCAGGAAGCGAGCCCTTCGACAACAGGGCCTGGGAAAGACAATGCCATCGCTAACCATCCCCGGAATGCGGGCCAGATAATAAACCCAAATGCCACACCTAGCGTTAAAAAAGGGGCCGAGGAAGCCCAGGCAACCCTATCAATTTACGGGGCGCTCAGATCGTCTTTACGCACGGAAATGCTAAAACAGGCAAGCCAGCGACAGAAGAGGGGGATCGCCAGATTCAAAAAGCTCGCCAG